TGGTTGTCGCCAACAAGTAAGCACCCCGAAGTATGCTCGTCAGTATTTCCGCAATGTATAAGAACATACTCAAAATTAGGAACATTAACGATATGAAGCATACCATCGTGTATATCAGAAAATCTTTTGCTATATTTATTATGAAATCCACCTTCTTTTCTTAGTTTAATTTCGTAACATCCGTAAGGAATCATTGTTTCCCCCTTAACTTTAGTTACCCTATGCTCATCTTCTAGAGTATAACAAAGAAAGTCATACCCTTTTGTAGTCTTTTGCAATAACATTCCGTTGGTGCTATCGTTTTGTAAATTATATCTTAATACAACTAATTCCATTAGCTGCCACAATTTTCGCAGTCCTCTTGATTTTCTATATTACAAGTAGGTTGTTCTTCTTGCTCTAATACATCTAACCAAGCATCAAAACCATTTTTAACAACAGTTTCAGCAGTTTCGTTAGAATTTTGGCAGTTACATTCTTTTAAATTTTTATTGCAATTACAATTCATTTTTTGTTATCTTTTATAAACTCTAAAATAATATTTAATTTTTCTTTTACTTCGTTCATTTGTTTGTGTAATGCTTCGTGTCTTTTTTCAAAACCTACTTTAACTTCTTTAATGCTAAAAAAAGTAAATTGATATAAAGCGTATAAAGAACCTATTAACAAAACCATAGATAGTCCATACTGTTGTATTAATTGTAATATTTGTTCCATTATTTTTTGTGTTTACAAGAGTTAATTTTTGCTATTTCTATTTCTAAATCGTTTATCTTATCCTCACACTCATTGATAACTTTTATTTTCTTTTCTAGTCTTTTCTCAAGAACAACAATGTCCTCTCCTAATTGACCTATCTGAGAATAAGCTATACCCATAGTGAATATAATACCTATAACCCATATAATGTTACCTATACTGAGTGTAAAGTCTTTTTGTATCATTTATTTTCCGAAAAACAAACCTACTAATGCAGTAATAACAATAATGTATAAAGACCACATAGCTCTAGTTATTAGCTTTCTAGCCTGTGTATTTTGATTTACACGAGAAACAACACCAACGTCAGGGTCAAGAAGTTTCTTAGTTAGGTTATCTAACTTATCATCCATCCCTTCCAACTTATCTTCCATTGATTCCATCTTCTGTTTCATTAATGCTATTTCTTGTGCTGTTGATGCCATATTTAATCGTTATATACAACCTCTATTGTTGAGTTGAATCTAACAACAGTTGATGCTGCTGCTGTTGGTTTTAGTGTTACTATTAAAATATCTCCTGCTGAAAAAGAAGATGAAGAACTCAAAGACCCTGTTCCAAAAACATTAGGTGTAGTATTTCCCTCTCCCGTTTCAGTTGCAGTATCTCCTAATTGAGTAAGAGTAAATCCTGAACTGCTTTCATCCGTTGGAGTTCCTTTATAAATTCTAATTTCAACACTTCTACCGCTTGTTATTGCTATAACTCCTTGAAAAGCATTTACATAGCCATTTCTAATACAGTATAACTGTGAATGTGCAACTGCTTCTTGTGCATCAGAAAGTGTTGTTCCTGATGAAAAATTTACAACAGTATCGAAAGAGTGTTGCGTACCACTAGCGTAAGTAGGTGCAAACTCACTTGATGCGGATTTACTCATAAAACCACCAACCCTTACAAATTGGCTACGTCTTAAATTATCGTCAGCCCAAGTTAAAGCATTGCTTCCGTTCTTTGTTAATACTGTGTTAGCCGAAGCTGAACTAAAGTCTTTAGGAACGTGAAGCTGCGTGTTGTCTAATGCACTATGTTCGTTACTTGCCATATTATACTGATGCTATAAAAATTTCCACATCTACATCATTTGATGCAGGATTTACTTGAATACTTGCTATGTCTGCCATTGTTCCAAAGCTAGGACTTGTGTCTGCTTCTGACAACATTAAATCTTCAGGAGAGCCTAAAATATGAGATTCTCCTGCTGCTAATTTAACTTGATAAAGTGTTGCAGCACCAACAATAGCCAACTCAACAGGGTTAGTATCATCAAGATTTGTAATTCTAATATACTTTGCATCCTCTACATCAATAGCGTTTGCAGATGCAAAAGCATTTCCGTTAAAGGTAGCAACAGTAGTAGTCTGACTGTTTACACACTTTACTATTCTCTTAAAAACCTCGTTTATACTTCCTATTGATAGTGTTTTTGTTCCTCCATATTGAGTTCCTCCTAAACTAAGAGTTTCTGATATTACAACTTCAAGAGTTGCTGATGTTACTGTACTTGCCATATCTTATTATTTTTTATTTCTATCGTAAGCCCAATTTTTTAAAGCAATATAGTTTTTAGAGTATGGGCAATCTTTACTCACGTTTTTGCCTTGTTTTTGTTTTCTTGCTCTTGCTATATATGCAATAGCTTTTCTAGCTTCTGTTGCGTTAGCAGAAGTCCAATCTGCTTTTTTCTTAGAAAGTAATGTTAGGTTTCTGTTTATTGCAGTTCTACCTATACTAGCTTTCTTGCTACACTCAGTTTCAGACCATCTTTTTAATTCAGAGTAGCTCATATTTACAGATGATTTGTATTCTGTATATGTTTCGTCTATTTCTTCTTGTGAAAAGTTGTAAGGCTCAGGGTGTTCTCTGCCACACATCCAATTACCATCAGGCATTTCGTGTTCATACCCATCAGGACAGTCATCATTCTTTCTTACAGCGTTTTTAAAAAATCTGTTTATGTAGTATTTTACTAAATCCATTAATAGAATATTATACCGTTTAACTTACTAGCTATGTCTTGGTCAGGCATAGAGCTATCTCCATCTGTTCCATATAAAGGAAACTTATTTACTTGGTCTTCGTGAGTTATAAAAGCAATCATATCATCAAGAAAAACTTTAGCTTTTCTAAAAGTATCAGACTTCATTTGATTAAATTGCTCAACATTGGCAGGACTACTAAATTCAGATACGTTAACAACTAAACCTGCTGAGGTAGTATTGTATTGTATTTCATTCATAACCTCAAACCTTACAAACCAATATAAAGCAGGTTTTAGAAAATGAGTGATAAGTATTTGATTATCAGTAGTTAAACTGCTGTTATGATTTTGTGTTTTTAGTTCCTCGTAGAAGTCCAAACCAAGTTCAGGCTTAATGTGTGCAAGTTCAGCAATATCTAAAATACTATCAGATATAAGTGCTGTATCAGTAGCTTGATTAGTAAAAGCGTTTGCGATTACTTCCGATGCTGTTACAAAATTATTGTACTGTCTTACATTTGCCATATTAATCTACGTTTGTTGTTGTTTTTTCTACTCTAATGAATTGTCTGTCTGAAATCAATAGCTCCCCATCCTTAATTTCAGGTAAGTCTTTATTAAGCATTGTTCTTTGCTCATTAACAGTAAGAACTTGTTTAGGGTCTATATCAGCTAAGAATGAAATAGGTGGCTCATAAACAACGGTTAAGTCCGAAGTATCTATACCTAGTTCTCTGTTTATAACGCTTTTTATAGGAGAAAGAAGTATGTTAGTAGTATCTCTAATAACTGTACTCATCGCCAAGTCATAAGCAATTCTTATTTCGCTACCTGTGTTATTCATCTTTCCTGATGAAACGATACCACTCAAAGCAGGTTGCCATCTATGAGCAGTAATTATATTTTGGTCTGTTAATTTCTGTAAATCTAAGAAATCTCCATCCTCTTTGTTGTTTAAAACCTGAACGTCTGTGCTATTTGCATCATCTCCGTTCTTTACTAAGAAAAGTATCTTAGAATTATTACCGCTACCCGTAAGGGTGTCTTTCGCAGTTTCAACAAATTTCTCTGCTTCTGCTTCGCCAAAATCTCCATTAACAGTAACGATAGCGGAAGGACTAAAACCATTTTTAAAAGCTGTATGATTGTATTTACCAATCTCATAGTCTATTGCGATATGCTCTAATGCAGCAACATAGTCAGGTAGTCCGTAAAAGTTAAATGTACTTTCGTAGTCTTTGTAGTGTATTATAAATCTACTCCCCGCTACGTTAGGGTATATAGGTATTCTTTGAGTTTTCTCCTTGTTTCTTTTGTAATTAGCCCAATCAGGATTAAAGTAAACGTGAGATTTAGTTTTAGATAGTCTTGCAGTAGATGCGTCTTTATGGTAAAAGTTTATGCCACCATCGTAAATAACACCTTCTAAGAAAGCATTACCATAAGTGTAATAGTCATCTGCCAACTTCTTGAAACAATCCTTTAAACTCTCTCCATTTGCGTTTACATCTTCTATGAAGTTTTTAAGTTCTTCGCTGTCGGTTGCAAAACCTGCTCCCGTTGTAAAAGTTGTTTTCTGTGCCAATACAGAACGATGAGTTGAGGATTGTCTTTTTAACTCAGCAAGATATTGAGGAAATAAATTATCTTTACC